TCCCTGCGACTTCCTGACTCATGGAAAATCCTTTTCAGTGGCTGGTAATATATCGGCTAGTCGTGCGCAAATCGTGTCACTTGTTTTGTTCTGCGCTCTTTTGAGCCGGGTTCTGCGGTTTTGCACTAGCGTTCATTTCGGTGGTCTTTATCATGGTATCCTGTTGCATCTTGGCAACCGCAAGTTGTGGTCCGGCCTTAGCCTCGGCCATCTCTGCGGCCTCGTCATATACCAACTGTACGAGAGCGTCGAGTTCTGCTTCTGAAGTGATATCGGGATGTCTCGCCGCAATCTTTTCGCGAATAGAGGCGATTCCGGACGTTACTTCGATCTGATCCGTCTGAGCGGCCAACAGTTTGTCGATTCCGATGAAATCTGCCGGGAATTCACATTCCGCGTAGACATCTCCGAAAGTGGTTCCGGTCTCCATTTCCCACATCTTGAGTGTCGACTCGGCAAGTCTTTCCTCTGCGGTACGGAAGAATGGGATTTTTAGCCCGATTTCGAGGATGTCAGCCTGGAAGAGTGTCTTGAGGGCTGTAGCTCCCTTGACCTGTCCAACACTATCAGCGTTTCCGCGCGAGAGCTGAGAGACACCCGACACTACAGTCATCTGCTTGCGGATTGAGTCCTGTTTCTTCTGGGAAGCCTCCAAGACATTGTCCCAAGTCAAATAGTCCGCATCCTGGTCCCCGTCCATCTCCAATGCCGAATTTGCTTTTCGCACAAAGTTGGGTGGAAGTTTGGCCCCTTTTGTAAGTTTGAGAAGTGGGAATGAGTGGTAGTCTATGCAGGTCTTATCGTCAGTAGAGAGCTCGTTCAGATCCGTCTGGAGGCTCACCATCTGGTCGATATCCGAATATCCCTCAAGACCCATGGGATTCCCGTAGTTCCTGAAGAGGGTAAACGGGATATGGAGACTCTTGTAAGGATTCGGAATAGACTTGATGGTCTCTTGCTGAATAGAACTTCTGTCGACGTCAGCTATGACATACTGTTCGGAATCGAAATAATCTGCCCGATACTTCGTGTTCATCAGGTTTACCACCCGTCCTACCGGAGACTCCATAAGTCTCTTGGCATCCGGCTGGGTGATCCGCACGATAGCCCCTAGGACTCCGGAATGCGCATTTCCCTGAGAATCTACCAGTGGAACAGCGATCGTGTCAGCAGATTCCCATAGATCGTACCTGATCGTACCGAATTCCTTCTTTTCCTCAGCCGTAGCAAAGACGCCAAAAGGAAGTGAGGTCCTGGAGTCAACAAAGACCTTAAAGACCACCCCTATCCCGGTAATAGAACTCATCAGACCCACGTTTACCCTGAATGCGTCAATGGCATTGTGTCGCCAGACGTTTTCAGAGAGAAACTCCATAGCCTCCTCGTTGATCTTCTTGTCTTTCCTGTTCCGGATGGTCACCTTGACTCTACCAGAGCTCTCCGGATTCCCGTAGAGATATCCGACGATGGTGTCACAGGTCTTGGCACAATGATTTTCTACGCTGGCGTTCCCGACCCTCTCAGTGAAGTCGTTAGGGTCCTCGCCTTTGAACTTCCCAATATAGAATCTCTGGTTGTCCCCCATATAGAAATCCCAGAGCTTCAGGATGTTCATTTTCCGGGTGGAGTAATAGCTCTGAATGTCGACGAGGATGGTCTTGTAGTCCATCACCAGATACCTTTCGGGATGAAGATGACGCTCCGGGGACGCTTTTCCAGGGCTATCATCAAATAAACAAATGCGTGAAAATAGTGATCCGCCATCTTAGTGGGCGGGAAGAACGTCCGGAGGTTCCCATTGGTATCTTCCTGGGTGGCCTTGACCGGAGACTTCATCTGTTTGTAAAAATCCTTCACCGAGCGGATATCTTTAGGGAGAAGGATCTTGCCATTGAAAAATGCTTGAATCACCATACTCATAACCAGACTACGATTGACATGGATAATCATGTCGTCTTTGTCTTTGGCTATGTCTTTCGTGTTCTCAAGATACGTGGGGTAATAGGCCGCCATCATCCTGCCCGGGTGAGCACTACAGAAGTCTTTGGCCTTCAAGTGCTCAGGCTGGGCGTCCATAATACCGAACCCCACATTGAATCTCTTCATCAAAGCGTCTACAGCGTTCAGATCTTCAGCTTCCCCGGCATAAAGAAGCTTTATCTTCTTTTCTGGAGTCTCTTGACCTATAATGACGTTGTGGTTCTTGCCAAGGTCGACTCCCATGTATGTTTGATCTGAAGACTGGGTCAACATGGCGTGGTTAGAATTTGCCACGGCCATATCGAGTATTTCGTCCGTTAACTTGCTTCCCTTGGGCTCAAAGGGCGAACCTAGATCCGAGCACCGAAACTCCTGCTCTCTTAGTGGGTTTTGGGAATCGAGCCACATCTGGTTTAGCGGCGGCTTTGCCGTGAAGAGCTTGGATACGTGGTATCCATGACAGAGATGCGAAATACTCGGCTTCTTGGCCACGTAGCGGCCACCGACAATCGCCTCCACCGTAAGGTCTCGACGGCACTTCGTACATACCCGATGGACGTCGGGCACGTAACGGGAATCTCCCGCTAGTTGAAAATTCCTGTCTATTACGTTCTCTTCCCACGTTATTTCCTGTTCCTTATAGCAATACGAGCATTTGACAATCCACTCTCGTTGATCCGAGCCCAGATTCGAGTCATCACCAGCAAATTCTGCTGATATTCCCATCCCTGCATAGCTTGGAGTAGAGTAATAGCGAATGATGGGTTTACTCGCGGCCCCAAGGCGCTTTTCCAGCGTGTAAACGACGTTTCCAAAGTGGTTTTCACTTGCCTCCAGGACTGCCGTGTCTAGCTCGTCAATGAACAGCGCCGAGACGTCTTTGGAGATCATCTGGCGGCGATTCTGAACCCCGGTGAAATACAGGGTATTTCCGGACATCTGAATGGCTTCGAGGTTAAGCATCCCCGAGACCTTAGCGTAGAGATAAGGATTATCCTCTATAGCGGGCCTTACTCTTGCCCCTACCATCTGTCTCAACTGCTGAAGGGCCGGGAATGCGTATAACACATTTCCCTTGCGGGAAAGGGCCAAGAAAATGGCCTCAGCTATCTCAAGCTCGGTTATGCCGCACTGGGCGGACTTAATGACGACCTTCTTCCAAAAGTCGTCGGTCGCTATCGTGTAGAGGAATGGACGCTCATCAAAACGATACGCCTCACCCTTCCCCTCCCCAGAGGATATCTTCCATTTAGCCAGCAAAAAGAGAACGAAAGACTGAAGAAAGACCTCTTCAGGAAGCTCGTTCAACTCCGTGCTCGTGGAGTTTACCTCTGACATACTCTACGACCTTTTGTGATACCTCTTTGCAACCAGCTAATTCCGCTAGTTCCTTTACTGAGAGTTTCGAGTCGACGTAACCCTTCTGGAGCCATTCTTTCGAGGTTACGCACCCCTTATTAAGAAAATAGGGGCAAAGTTGAATAGCCCCAGTCTTTACTTTACATTCTTCACCATGATAACGGCAATAATGAGTGGAGGTCCACTCTTCTCCCCAGCCACACTTTTCATAATCGGTGACTTCCGAGAAATTCGCATCTACGATAGAGTTCAGACTACCGACGCTACGCTTTAGAAACTGCGCCACCATTTCTTTAACGTCGTTGGCGTTGGTTATCATGGGCTTTTTCTCGCCGTCATTGACGTTAATGTCAATCTGGGTAAGGCGGATCTTGCCCATCTGAGTGTCTATCTCGTCCGTAAGCTGGGAGAGGAGTTTGATAGTGTCATTGTGGGCTCTCTCTTCGTGTCGATCCAGCTTGAGGTCCTCTGCCGCCTCTTTCCTCGCTTCAATACGAGTATTGAGGTGTTCACAGAGAGCCGAGAGCTTCGCTACCCTAAAAAGACGGTCTGCGAAGCGGAACTTCCTTGCGAGATTCTTAGCGTACAGCAATGCGACATCGTCAATGAGTGTCGGGTATCGCTGTTTGTAGTGCGTAATGTCGAACTTCTCTTGGATCAAGGGGAGGAGCCGCGCCCCACGG